GGGGGCGGCTTTACGCCGCCACAACCGTTATATTGCGGTAAAAATTAGTGTCGAAATAATCAACCATACTGTTACTGTCATCGTAGTGGTATGTATCCAGCACTGCGTTAATCCGGCTCAGTTTAGCGCGGAACGCCTCAGTATAAATTTTATTGTTCTCAATTTTGTAATGGTTAATGTCGTGACTGCCGGAGATGTAATAATCATACTCGCGGGCGGCGTGGCTCCTGATTATGCGCCGCTGTTCCTCCCCGGAATATTTAGAGCTAAATAAATCGCTGTACGAGACACATTTGCCGTCCTCGGTAGTGAACCAGTTGGGGAACCCGATTTTTCCGGCGGCACACATTTCTATATACTCATCCCGGCCGGTAAAATCATCGACGGCGGCCTTGACCTTTATTATCACTTCCTGACCGCCGGAGAACGTTTTGCAGCTTACGGAAACGCCCTTAATGCCCCGGGCCTTCAGTTCCTCCCGGATCGCCTTTGACAGCTCGGCCCCGTGCAGGTATTTACCGGATTTATTGCCGTCCCAGCGGGGAGTCCCTAAATAGCCCTCGGAGATCGTGCCGCCCAGCTCGTTATCATGCTCACCGATGGCCGCTAATATGTCGTTCTGAGCCGCGAATCCGTACCAGCAACCCTTCTTCGGGTTCCAGCGCATTTTCAGACCGCGCAGAGCGGTTAAAACCTCGGCGGCGGGCTTGCTTTCAAAATAGATTTCATTGCTGTTATATTGTGCGTTCTTCTCGATTCTGTAGCTTGCCATTTTATAACCTCCATTGTTCGGGGGTGGTTCCCCTTTCGATGTCTCTATTGTATACGTGCGCAAGTATATAGTCAACTGAAATATTAAGGGGAAAGCCTTAACAAATAAGATAAATATACTTGCGACAGTATGAATAAAATGTTAGAATATGAACGGCAGGAGGTGACAACATGGGAACATCAGCAACACGAGCAAAAAACAAATACAACGCAAAAATGTATGAGCGGCTTTTTATTGCCGTAAAAGCCGGCGAAAAAGAAAAAATAAAACAAAGAGCGGAAGAATTAGGAAAAAGCATCAACTCCTATATAACCGACCTGATCTACGAGGACATGGAAAAAGAGGGCTGATATAGCCCTCTTATATCATTATCCCAAACTTTGCCGCCAGCAGCTCCCGCCGCGCGTGGGGGATCGGTTTGACTCCGGCACACCACGAATGCACTGCGGCCTTGCTCACCTCACAGGCCTCGGCGGCCTGCTCCAACGTCAGGCCACGGGCCTTGAGCTGATCCCGCAAATACTCGCCGTCGCTGAGCACGGGAGCGCACCGGCCCTGCATATAGGCAAGCTCCCACATGCCTTGCTGGCTGAGCGGCAGCGCGTGCTCGTCCTCGGTTATATCCTCTGCGCCTTGCAGCGCGTCCCGTATGGCTCTATCGACCTCCGGGGTGAGCTTGCGGTTAATAATCATATACCGCAAGCCCTCACCCAGCCCACGGATGGGCCACATATTAGCTGTCTGCACCCGGCAGCGCGCCCCGATGATGTCGGGGAGCTGCGCCGCCATTATACCATACGCTCGTCCCAGGGCCTTAACCGTGTTGTCTGTCATGTGCTCACCTCCGTTAATCCTGCATGACCCAGACGCGATAATCAGTTACGGACATAACGGCCCAGCCGCCGTCAACCTCAACCACAACCTCATCACCACGGCAATTTCCCACCGCCTCGTCATACGTTTCAAAAGTTATCATTTTTTATATCCTCCTTTGCTATATTTCAAAAGCTAAACCGTGATTATGGTTATACTCTGTTTCCCAATTCGCCAGTTTGCCCCACGCCTCGCGGCTGAAATCCCGTGTTGCGTGATTCCACGCGGCCACATATTTGTGATGTATGGCTATATACTCTGCCCGGTTCGCAAGGATCATGTCGGCCGGAGTATTCGCCCAGGTGACATATGCCTTTTTAGCGGCCTCAATAGCCTCATCTTCGGTCTGCGGTACATATACCACGATGGTTTTGGTCTCCTTGTTGTAGCTATTAAGCTTGGTTTTGCAGCTCGCATAATTGGTTTTATACTCGCTGTAGCTCATCTCAACTTCGCTGCACCCTTCGGCGGCTTCGGCATCTTTCTGGGCTTTATAACAATCGGGACAAACCGCTTCTGCCTCATACCACTTTATTTTACGCTTACGCTCGGCAGCGGAACCGTAGATGTCAACAGTGCGGGTGTGGCCGCAGGAAAAGGTTATGTCGTACTTCATTGGTTTTTATCTCCTCTCTTGTTATGTCTGTATTACACATTTTTGTTTTTACCAAACCGTCACGATCTCGTCATAATAGGGATTACTGCGCTCTACGTCGTAATAATCGCCGTCATAGTAGCGGGCCTCCAGCAAATCATTACCAGTTAGCCCCTCGGGGTCATCGGTGATCTTGTACTCAACAGGCAAATCCAACTCCCGAGCCGCGCTGAGGGTGTGGTGCTTGTCAGTTTGCACAGCATACTCTACACCGTCGATTATGCCAACATAGGAGCACGGGACGATGATACTTTTAGCACCGGCGGCGGTGAGCTGCTCTATTTTTTCGGCTACTATTTCGGGGTTGATGTAGTGCTGGCTGCTGATGATTGTCATTGTCGTGTGATCCTCTCTTGTTATGTCTATATTATATACCTGTCAGATTAAAAAGTCAACCGAAAAGATAAACAAACTAAAATAATAAGGCAAAAACTTTTGATGCGGGAACCTAAAACCTGTCGCGAAATGTCGTGATCCATGCGCTATGATTGTAGCATAGAGATGGGCCGCACGAGATGAGCGGCCCGTTGGCTTTATGGGGGTGCCAAAAAACAATGTACAAATGCAAAAGCTGCGGCGAGGTGTTCGCCGCGCCGGTTGAAACGGAGGATTACCAGCTATACGCAGAGCCGTTTGACGCCTGCCCGAAATGCCGGAGCGAGTGGATCGCAGAATATGACCCCTGTCCGGTGTGCGGCAAAAATGAGCGCATGGACAGCCTGCCGGTATGCCGGGAGTGCGCTATAAAGGAACTGGAGGCCATGGAGCGCGAGGGGAAACTTTTTGGCGGCCTTTGCCGCGGGGCGCTGCTGCAACTGCTCAGGGGGCAAATATGAGCGTATACGAGCGCATAGCGGCGGTAATGGCCGATGTTACCTATCTCACGCGGGATTGCGATATGGGCGATTTTTGGACGTTGAGCGACGAGAGGGTAACGAGCGCGGTGAGGGCCAGCCTGATAAAAAATGGCCTGGTGATTATCCCCATAGCTACCGAGACGCAGACCAAGGACGCGATAGCCGCCACCATCACATACAGGATACAGGGCATTGATGACGACGGTATAAATGTCTGCATGAGCGGCAGCGGTGAGACGCTGGGGGCCGCACTGACTAATGCCCACAAATATATGCTCTTGCAGGTTTTTAACATCCCCAACGGCATGGAGCAGATGGGCACGGGTGAGCGGCCCAAAACTGGCAGGGGCCGGGCGCTGCTCAACGCGCTTAAAAAAATGTGCCCGGACGAGCAAACGCTGAACGCCATGAGCGGCAACCTGTACGGCAAACCTGTTGCAGAGCTGACCGAGGACGAGCTGCAAAAAATGGCAAATGAGATTGACAGATTGAGAGGTGATAGGGCGTGAGAGATAACGAGTATTTCGACGAGATCAAGACCGGCGGCAGGCCGAAGATGGTCATCAACAAGCGCGGCCTGAAATTAGTCACCGACCTGTCTAAAATAATGTGCAGCAACGAGGAGATAGCTACCTCCCTCGGCGTGTGCGTCAATATGCTGACCAACGCCAATAACGCCAAATTGTTTAACCAGGCCAAGGCCGCCGGACAGAGCGACGCTAAAAAGAGCCTGCGCCGCAAACAGTTCGCCCTGGCGGCGAAAAACGCAAACATGGCGATATTTTTAGGCAAAAACTATCTCGACCAGCGCGACAAACAGGAGATAGAAAGCACCATCAGCGGCGGTGTATCCCTGGGATTTGATGATGATCTGATGGGGTAAATATATCGTTGGGGCTGCCGCCGAACCCTAAACAGATGGAGTTTTTCCGCGCCCGTGGGCGGCACGTTGCGTATGGCGGCGCCAGAGGCGGCGGCAAGAGCTGGGCCATGCGAACCAAATTGATCATGCTGGCGGTCAAATATCCGGGCATACAGATGCTTCTCCTCCGTCGTACTATGCCACAGCTCCGCGAAAACCATATCGTCCCCATGCTGTCCACCCTCAAGGGGATCGCCCAATACAAGAGCCAGGAAAAGGTATTTGAATTTTACAACGGCTCCCGCATCGTGTGCGGCTACTGCGCCGCCGAGACCGACGCGCTCAACTATCAGGGCCAGTCATACGACGTTATAGGCATGGAGGAGGCCACACAGTTTACTGAGCAACAGATGGATTGGATCGTATCCTCTAACCGTCCATCCGGCCCCGGCTACCCAACGCGCATGTATTACACTTGCAACCCCGGCGGAGTAGGCCACGCATGGGTAAAACGATTATTTATCGACCGCGACTACCGCAACAGTGAGCGGCCTGAAGATTATGATTTTATCCCGGCAAAGGTATATGACAACTATGTATTGATGGGGCGCGACCCGGATTACGTCCGTAAACTAGAAAACCTACCTGAGGACATGCGCCGGGCACACCTGGACGGCGATTGGGATTTGTTTGTAGGGCAGTATTTCACGGAGTTTCGGCGCGATATACACGTTGTCACGCCGTTTGCTATACCCGATTACTGGCAGCGATACAGGGCATTTGACTACGGTTTGGATATGCTGGCCTGCTATTGGGCGGCATTTGACGAGCTGGGCAACTGCTATGTATATAACGAGTATTGCGCCCCTAACCTCATCATTTCCGAGGCGGCGCGGCGAATACTGGAGCGCACGCCGGAGGAAAGCAAAATAGAGTGTACATTTGCGCCGCGTGATATGTGGGCTACTAACAGGGCCACGGGCAAATACCAGGCGGAGATATTTGCGGAAAACGGTTTGCGGCTAACACCAGTGAGCAACGGGAGAGTGGCAGGATGGCAAAATATAGCGGAGTGGCTGCACCCTGTCCCCGATGGCGTGGGCGGCACACAGCCACGCCTAAAAATATTTAGCAACTGTACGGAGCTGATAAAGGATTTGCCGCTGCTCCAGCATGACGACAAAAACCCGAGCGACTGCGCGACAGAGCCCCACGACATAACCCATGCCCCGGACGGATTGCGTTATCTGCTGGACGGCAGACCGCGCCCGGCGGAAATACTCGCCCCGAAGGACGAGGACGAGCCGCTGGAATTTGACGACCAGATAGAGAATTTTATGGATTACGGAGGATAGGATGGAATACCTCATAGGCGCTGTGATAGGCGCTATTTTGTTTTTTGGCGGGTATTTGACCGCCTACAAATTGGCGCCGCGAAAAAAATACGAGCCTGACGATGACCTACAAGTGCAGTACGACGATACCCGCCGCACACGGGCCGACAAAATGAATATGCAGATGTATAACATGCTGAATTATACAGGGAGAGCACAGAATGACGATTACGAAGACTGACCCCCAAAGCGTATGGGAGGAGTACCAGCAGGGCAGGCGATACAAAGAGGCCATAAACCTGTACGAGGACGTGCGGCTTAACGAAAATTTTTATCTTGGGCGGCAATGGGAGGGGCTGAACGCTCCCGACCTGCCTAAGCCCGTGCTCAATTTTCTCAAGCGCGTCGTTACCTACGTTATCGCCACCATATCCTCAAACGATATAGCCGTATCCCTATCGCCCCACGAGAGCGACCGGGACAAGGAAATGACCGCCAAAGCCGTAAGCAGGCAGCTTGAGAAGGTCATTGAAAACACAAAATTTAAAAGCATGCTGCGCCAACGGATACGGGATAGCGCAGTAGACGGCGATGCATGTATGTATTTTAGATTTGACCCCGAAATAGCGACAGGACAGGCCGCACAGGGCGATATAGCGTGTGAGGCTATAGACAATATCAATGTGATATTTGGCAACGCATACAACCGCGATGTGCAGTCACAGCCCTATATCATCATTTGCCAGCGCAAAAAGGTAAAGGAAATGAAACGCGAGGGCAAGGCCGCCGGCATGAGCGACGCGGAAATACAGCTCATACAGGCCGACACGGACGCATACCAGCGCGAAAAGGGCGACGATGCAAACCTCTGCACCAAACTGATAAAACTCTGGAAAGAAGAAAACGGCGAAATCTGGTACACGAGCACAACGGAAAAGGCGACGATAAACAAGCCCATCAACACGGGCCTAAAGCTCTACCCCGTAGCGTGGATGAGATGGGATGAGGTAAAAAGCAGCTACCACGGGCAAGCACTCCTCACCGGCCTCATCCCCAATCAGATAGAGGTCAACAGACTGTTTGCCTGTTATGTGCGCTCGGTCAGCATGAACGCATTCCCAAAGATCGTATACGATTCGGACAAAATCAAGAAGTGGACAAATAAGGCCGGAGAAGCCATAGCGACGAAGGGGATCGGCGTTGGACGGGTAAACGATTATGTGACGGCCATACGCGGCGGCGATGTATCCTATCAGGTCATGGAGGTCATACAGCAGATCATAACCATGACCCGCGATTTTATGGGCGCCTCTGACGCCGCGCTCGGCAACGTCAAACCCGATAACACCTCCGCCATTATCGCCGTGCAGCAGGCCTCGTCAATGCCGCTGGAAATCCAGCGGATGAACCTATACCAATTTACCGAGGATTGCGTGCGGATAATGATGGATATAATGCGGGCGTATTACGGCGTGCGCATTGTCACGCTGGATGAGGCCGTCCCCGCCATAGAGGACGGCGCCGCGCTCGACCCCATGGGCAACCCGACAGGGGAGAGCATCAACAAAATACAGCTCGATTTTTCAAATTTTGACACCATCAACTACGACACAAACGTTGACGTGGGCGCGTCCTCATACTGGTCTGAATTGATGCAGGTACAGACCATGGATAACCTGTTTACAAAAGGGATAATGACCGACGCGGTACTGTACCTCGAAAGCATACCGAACAAATACCTGAAAAACAAGGACAAAATCATAGCCGCCGTTAAAGAGCAGCAGGCCATGATGGCACAGCAGGCCGCCATGCCCGCGGAAGCCCCGCCCGCAGAAATGCCGATAACGGAACCAGCGGCGCAGGAGCTTGTGAACCAGGTCGCCGAAGCACGGCGGGAAATAATGAATCAATCGCGACAATAGGCCTAAAAGGCCTTTTGTTATATAAAAACGCAGAAAGGAAAACACAATGGGAAACAACAATGAAGTATTCGACGGTTCAGATCTGTTTGTAGACGCGGAGGACACCTACGAAGCGGAAGAACAGGCTGCCGCCGATACGGATACACCGGCTGACGCGGAGGACACCCACGAAGCGGAAAGCCAGGAATCCAATAACGAGGACGCGAAAACCGAGGATGAAAACGAAGAACAGGGACACCCACCTTTCATGACAGTACAATTCCTTGGAAAAGAACGCGGCCTCAATCGCGAGGAGGCTATAACCTTCGCACAGAAAGGCCTCGACTATGACCACGTCCGCCAGGAATTGGAGGAATTGAGACCTCTCAGAAAAGAAATCCAGGAGATCGCCCCTTTTTTACAGGAGGTTGACTATTGGGCTAAAGAGAGCGGGATGAACCGCTCCGAATACCTGAATTTCCTCCGCGAAAACCGCCAGACCCAAATGCTCCAGAATGAGATGAGCGGCATCAAGGCCCAGTATCCCGACCTGCCTGACGAGGTGGTAAAGGAAATGGCCGAGCTGAGATGCAAGGGCAAGGAGGCGGAAAATGTCAGGCTGGAAGAGCAGCAGGCGCAGGCGCAAAAGGACGCCGAGCTTGCGCCGTGGCAGAAATTTATCGAGATTTACGGCATAACCGACCCGGAAAAAATACCGCCCGATGTGATGGCGGACGTGGGAAACGGGCTATCCCCCGTTGAGGCTATGCAAAAGCACGAGATAAACGAGCTCAAAAAACAGCTTGAGGCAGCTAATACCAAAAAACAGATAGAGGAAAAACACGAGGAAAACAAAAAACGCGCAATGCCAAGCGCGGCAACACAGGCCCAGCCGGAAAAGGAGGACAGCTTCCTTGCAGGCATGGGCTTTTAATCTACTGAAAGGAAAAAGTGAATAATGGCTATCAATCTACACGAAAAATACTCCGACAAAATCAAACAGGTCTATACCCACAACTCTTTTGTCGAGGGAAAAACCAACCAGGAATACTCTTTTGTCGGCGTCAAAACCGTCAAAATTCCCAATCTCATTACTCAGGACCTTAACGACTACCAGCGCACCGGCACCAACCGTTACGGCACTCCCAATGAGTTGCAGGACGCTATGCAGGAACTCAGCGTTACTCAGGACAAATCCTTTGCCATCACCATCGACAAGGGCAATAACGTCGAGCAGCAGATGATGAAGCAGGCAGGCCGCGTCATGGAGGCGGAGATGCGCGAGAAGGTAACGCCCACCTCCGATAAGTACGCCCTCGCTCAGTACGCCGCCAATGCAGGCCATACCATAGCCTATGACGCTGCCGTGGCCAAGAGCAACATAATCTCTAAGCTGCTTGATATAGAGGTCTACTTCGAGGATAGCTTTGTCCCCACCGACCGCCGCTATGTGTTTGTGAAAAACACGCACATTGCCATGATAAAGCTGTCCAGCGAGTTCCAGTACGCCGACAGCGCGGTGGATAAACTGCTCATGAAGGGCATTGTAGGCAAGATAGGCACTCTCAACATCGTAGGCGTACCCGCCGCGTATATGCCTGCCAACGTAGAGCATATCGCGTTCCAGTCCAATTCCGTTATGCTGCCCTTCAAGATCAAGGACAGCCGCATACATCAGGACCCGCCCGGCCTGTCCGGCCACCTGCTGGAGGGCCGCTTCATGTACGACGCATTTGTCATAGGCGCTATCTGCGACGGCGTTGTAGTTGTTGTGGCCAAGGATAAGAAGTGCGCTGCGCCCACCGTGACCAAGGGCACCACGACCACCATAGCTACTACCACCTCCGACGCAGAGGTCTACTATACCACCGACGGCTCTGATCCCCGCTGGTCTACTACCCGTACCAAGTACAGCGCCGCCATTGCCAATCCCACCGCAGGGACCATCATTAAGGCATACGCGACCTATATTAGCGGCGGTATGTATCCCTCTGATGTGGTCACCCACAAGTGCGTTTAACAAAATCATAGTGGGGCGGGCAACCGCCCCACCTTACCAAGGAGGAACCCATGACCGGACAACAGATATACGAACTGGCCTCATCATTCCTGTACGAGATAGACGGCGAAGATGAGGATTCAAAAAGATTTGCCGTCGGGTTTATAAATATCCTGCTGCAGGAGTGCCTTAACTGCGAAAACAGCATGCGGCTTTTCCGGGGGAAAGAAACGCTGGACGAAGCGCCGTACATCAAATCGCTTGCCGAGGAGATACCGTATCAGCCGGAGCTTACCCGCGTTGCCTTCCCGTATGGCGTGGCCTCGTGGTTTTTTCAAGAAGCGCTCGACAATTTCCAAGCTGAGAATTACCGCAGCAAATACCTGTCCGCTGTTAACGAGGCAAGTAAACTCAACAGCGGCATAGCGGAGGATTATTACTCATGCCTGAGTCTGTAACCCCGAAAAAAATAGCGGCGACGAAAACCTACCAGCGCACATACGACAAGTTCAGAGGCGTCGATTTCTCTACCGACCCCACACAGGTAGCGGATTTCCGCTCTCCGTATGCTGTCAACCTCATATCCGACCTCGCCGGATTCCCGGAAAAGCGCCCCGGCTGGCGGACGCTACTGACCGTGGCAAATGAGCGGATCAACGGCATATATTACTGCGTATTCAAAAGCGGCGCCACCGCAAGGCTCGTCCACGCCAAAAACAAACTCTACAAATGGAACGACGACGATACCGTTACCCTTGTGTTTACCGGCATGAACGACCAGCGCAGCGCGGCGTTTGCCCATGGCGGCAAGCTGTATATGCTCGACGGGCTGAAATACCGCGTGATAACGGAGAATAACGGCACATACACGGTGCAGAACGTAGAGGACACGGCGGCCTTTATTCCGACCACCACCATAGGCGCAGACCCCACGGGCGGCGGCACACACCTGGAAGCGGTCAATATGCTGTCCAACGGGCGTATAAACTCGTTCCATTCCAACGGTAACGATAAGACCTACTATCTCGACACACAAAACATCACCGCTGTAACAAAGGTGCTCGTGGGCGGCACGTTGAAAACACCTACAACGGACTACACCGTAGACCTCGCCGCCGGAACAGTGACGTTTGCTGAAGCCCCGGCAGACAGTAAGGGCGTTGATAATGTGGTCATCCATTTCACCGCTACGGTAGAGGGATACGCCGACCGCGTGAACAAATGCACACTGTTTGCCTATTACGGCTACAACAACGATAACCGCGTGTTCATTTCCGGCAACCCGGAATATAAAAATTGGGATTGGCAGAGTGGCTTGGATGATCCCACATATTTCCCCGACACCGGTTACACCCGGATTGGCGCTGATACCTCGTCTATCATGGGCTACATCAAACAATATGATTCCCTCATGGTGGTCAAGGATGATAACCAGCAGGACGCAGAAGTGTTCCTTCGCACTGCCGAGATGCAGACGGACGGAACGGTGATATTTCCCATCAAACAGGGCATAAAGGGCGTAGGAGCCATATCCAAGTACGCCTTCGACACCCTCAGAGATGACCCGCTCTTCTTGGCAAGGGAGGGAGTTTTCGGCATATCCTCGACCTCTGTACAACTGGAACGCAACATACAGGACAGAAGCTATTTTGTCAACACGGAACTGACTAAGGAAAGCGGCCTTGATGAAGCCGTATCCGTAGTATGGAACGGCTATTATATCCTGTGCGTCAACGGAAAGTGCTTTGTAGCTGACAGCCGCCACAGGAGCGCAAAGACGGACGGCGGCGCAAGCTATTCCGAAAGCGGCTCGTATGTGCAGTATGGGTATGAATGGTACTACTGGACAAACATTCCCGCAAGGGTATTTTTTGAGCAGGACGGCAGCCTGTTTTTCGGCACGGCTGACGGCAAGATATGCCGCTTTAACACCGACCGGGGAAAAATGAACAAATATAACGACGACGGGCAGCCTATTACTGCTATCTGGTCTACGCAGATGGACAATTACGGCACTATCACCCGCAGGAAGTCCCTGACGAAAAAGGGATGCGGCGTGATGATAAAGCCGTATACAAGATCGTCGGTCAAAATACTCGTGGCTACTGACCGCATACATGATACTCAGATACGCTCCAAGGCTATGGACATACTGGATTTCAGCGATATCGACTTTGAGCGCATAACCTTTAACACGCTGGACACGCCACAGGTTATCGCGTTCAATAAAAAGGTCAAGAAATTCATCGTCCTACAGATCATCTTCAAAAACGACACGCTCGATGAGGGCTTTGGTATATACGGCGTACAAGTCCAGTACGTCGTGGGCGGCTATGTCAAATAAGGAGGAAATATGCTCGAAACAAACATAAAGAAAGTGGCTACACAGGTTCCTACACCCGTCACGCCCACCACGCCGCAAAGCCCGATAAGCGGCGGCACATACACCGTGGGCGGCAACCATACCGTTGACAACTCCTCGTATGCCGCCGGCACCGATGCAAACGCCATAGCCCTGCAAACCTATGACAAACAGCTTGCCGCATATAAGGCGGCGCTCCAGGCGGGGTATGACGCACAGGCGAATTCGATAGCCGCACAAGCGGCAAAACTGAAGGATCAATACAACACGTCCCGCAACGATGTGTATACAAACTCCCGCCTGTCTGCAATCGGCAATAATGAGCGGCTTGCGGCGCGGGGACTGGCCGGCAACCTCTACGACTACGCCCGCAGCGGGACTTCCGAGAGCAGCAGGATAGCGCAGGACGTCGCCATGCGAAAGGCCCTTGCCCAGCAGAATAACGCGGAGATAAGCGCGAACAACGACCTCAGCCTTAAACTGCTTGAAGCGCAGAGGGAAGCTGACGCGAAGTACGCCGAATACGCCGCCAAGAATGAAGAAAGCAAAATACCTTACCTTATGGCCCTCGCGAACGCCGCCAACATGAGCAGCGGCGGCGGTGGCGGAGGTGGCGGCGGCTATTATAGAAGCGCTAAGAAGTCCAGCAAGAAATCAGGAAGGAAGAGCGGCAGCGGAAACAATAAAACGTCTGCGACCACTAAAGGCAATAATATACCTGGCGATCAGAGCACCAGCCGCATTTTGGTAAACCCGAAAACTGGTAAGGAGACTAAAAACAGAATTTCTGGCATGGTCAAATAGGGGTAAAATCGCATGGCAAAGACTCAAGCAGAAGTAAGGGCGGCAAAGGACGCTAAATTAGGCATAAACAGAAATATCCAAACGACAAAAAACACAACGAAATATAACTCTGCACCGAGCAACATCAAGGAACAGCGCGACCGTAAAGACGAGGCACTTGGCATTACCCGGCGCGAGGGCAGCACCTGGAATACAGGCAAAACCTACACAAAACCTACAGCGCAGTCCCTGCTCGACCAGTATAACGCTTCGGCCAAGAAACGTATAGAAGAAGCCAATGCGGCCACACAGAAGGCAAAAAAGGAATATGACGATTATATTGCCAAGGAAGGCCGCATATACCAGAAGAACTACGGTGCGCCATCCGACAAGGCCAACGAGCTGCAAAACAAGCTTAATCAGGCCCGTCTCGCCCAACGGGACGCAGAGAACGAGGCGACTATAACACGCCTTGCCCAGACATCTACACTGTACAAGGACAATAAGAACAAGAAGACTAAGGTGGACATTGGCAGAACGACGGAGCTTTCCACAGGCATAAGGGCAAAAGAAGGTAATCTTACATGGGATACTGATACCTATAAAGCCATGACCGACGAAGAGGTATCCGTCTATAACCGTCTCGCCAAGAACGGCAAGGAAAAGGAAGCAGAGGAATTTCTCAAGGCCATAACCCCTACCCTGAACGCCAGAGTAACACAGGGACGCTTGCAGACAGCCAAGGAGACGGCACAGAGTGGCGTGGGCGGCGGCATCGGTGCGTCTGTAGCCTCTTCCCTCCTAAAGCCTGTGACGGCCGCACAGGGCGGAATACAGACGGTATACAACTTCCTGACAGGCAAACCCATAGACACGAACGCCCCCGAATATTATGCCTCCAACCTCGCCAATACCTTGCGCAGTTCCGTAGCCGAAAAGATCGAGAACGGTGTGTACGAATCCACAAAGGGCGATTACACATACGACAGAACCGGCAACCGCCGCATGACCACCGAGGGCGAAGCAAAGAACAACGGCAAAATTGCCTCGTTCCTTTACCAGACCGGCATGAGCATGGCGGATATGATGACCATGACCCCATTCGGGCCTGTCGGTATGCAGGTAATGATGTCCTCCAATGCCGGCGTAGATACCATGATAGACGCGAAGAACAACGGCGCGACAGATGATCAGGCCATGGCGCTTGGCATTGTATCCGGCGCAGCGGAGGCACTCTTTGAAAAGTTCTCCATAGAAAACCTGTTTCACGGCGGCGTATCTAAAAGTACCATCCTCGCGGCTCTCAAACAGGGCGGCATAGAAGCGTCCGAGGAAATGGCTACCGAGATAACTAATATCCTTGCCAATGAGGCCATTATGGGTAACCAGTCTGACTTCAAGAAGGCCGTGGCTGAGTATAAAGAAATGGGCCTCGACGATAAGGACGCTAAGGCAAAGGCACTTGAGGAAAAACTGCTCCAGGTGCTTGAAGCGGGCGCAGGCGGATTCCTGAGCGGCTTTAGCATGGGCGCGGCGGCGGATGTGATGAATACACAGTCCGCAGGGGCAGCCCTCATAAACGACTATGCCAACACCATAGCAGAGGGCATGGATATAAACACATACCTCGAACAGGGTATGAGCGAGACCGAAGCAAATAGGGCAAGGCTGGCAGACGCAAAAAAACAGGCTATTCAGGAACTGTCGGCGGAACTTCAGTCAGAAGGCGCAGAACTTGAAAAAGGGACCGTTGCAAACAGACTATCCAATAAAGCATACACGAGCGAAAGCGGCATAGGCCGGCAGTTCCTTGCCAATACCGAGGGAATGAGGCTTTCCAGCGGGAAAAGGGCTGATACTGATAACGATCTTACCAATGTTACTCCGGCGACCCGCGAGGCGGCCAAGAGCCTTGATATGCTCGACAAGAGCAATGTTGCGCGATACATCAACGAGATAACCGCAGCTCTGGACAGAAGCGCTGCGACTGGCAACAAGATACTTATCGGAAAGCCGTCCGGCATTCTTGCGGAGCAGATGAATTCCGATAACGTCTTACAGATGGATCAGTCTGTTGCGAGAAAGGTCGCTTTTGCTGACAAAAAGGACGGCGGCAAACATAACCTTGGACGCGGTGTACTGGATGAGCTTCCATATCAACTTGCCGACCCTATGATAATAACGGGCAACACCACTGACCATATTTCTAAAGGGGATACCAACAGCGTTGTTGTGTGGACGGACTGGCAGACCGAAAACGGCGATTCCGTCATAGTCCCCATTAGGATAGACGTAGATGGCGCTATAGAACCATACAACAGCGTAAATTCCGTGTTTGACGCTTATAATCCTGCTTACGTTGCAGACCTGTTGAGAGATGAGAACATAAGGTACACGCGAAATAATAAAAGCGTCGAAGAGCTTCTTTCCAACAGGCGACAAGTGCCTGCCGCGACTCGCTCGGTCGACGCTTCCGACACCGAGGGGCTTCTTTCCAACGGGCGAGAAGTGCCCGCCGCGACTCGCACCTCTGATGTCAATAACACCGTATCACAGGAAAGTGTTCGCGTCAAGGAGTACCTTGCGAATTTACGCAAGCCCACCGCACAGGAAACGTTAGCAGCTGTTGCAGACGACCCCACGAAGGCGGAGGAACAGCTTAGCCTATCCGAAAAGGAACAAAACTTTGCCAAAAATCTCAGCCAGGCCGCACAGAACCTCAACATGGTCAACGCCGAGACCAAGGCTTTAGGGCGCGAATACTATACGCATTCAGAGGAAATGCCCTCCTTGCAGGACATTCAAAAGAAAAACATAGAGGACTTTACCAGCGAGGATTTCAGCGTACTTGCAAAGAATCTGCTCGGCAGCGGCAAGCAACGCCTTTATACCAAAGAACCTTCCCGCGTATTCGATACGGTAGCCGGCAACAATAAGGCCCTGCGCAATACGCTGTATAACCTGTTCGAAAAGCCTTTTAACGAGGCGGGCGGCAATTATGGCAAATCCCTTACTTCCTCAGTAGAATCCTATAAGGAGATCATGCGGAAGTATGACATAAAGCCTAAGAGCAAAGAAGATATAGCTGCCCAGCGTTACGGAGAAGGGCAGTATCAGGGGCCGGACGGTGAACTGATAGAATATACCCTCGCAGACCTTCAGCGGGATTGTCCTGACACATGGGAGAACGTTAAGGGCTTCGCCGAGGCCAATAGACGGGTGTACGAAGATTACCTTAATCGCATAAATTCCATGATGGAGACCATCTACCCTAACATACTTGAGAATGCCGAGGAAGAATATCAAACTGCGGTATCCCGGCGCGACGTGGCGCAATCCAAGGTTGACGCCATGACCAGAGCCATAACCGAAAAACAGAACCGCATACAGCGGCTGCAGGACACCCGCAACAATAAACAACGGACCGACACGAAGGCTTTCGCCAAGATCGAGGGCAGTATAGCAGCAGAACAGGCGAAAGTAGACAGCATGAAAACCGAACTGGTACAGCTGGAAAAGAAACTGCGCGTAGCGGAAATGAATGCGCAGGCTCAGCGGGCAGCGATAGACAGCGGGGCCATATATGAAGGCAAAAGGATAATCCCCCGGAAGGACTATTTCCACCACGCGCAGGAAATGCTGAGCGATTACAGCGTGCTCGACTTCCTCAGGCCCAAAAACGTGACCGAGGATGTATCCCCCGCGCTGGCTGGCGTATCCGACCAGACAAAACCCAAATCCCGCTGGTGGGGCGCAATGTTCCACCGGGGGCGGGGGGCATACTTTGAGAGCGCCTCGAACGCCATGGCGAGTTATATCGGCATGGCGGAATACAAACTTGCATATGACCCGCTTACCAACTATTATCGCAAACTGGAAACGACGATACGCGGCAGCGCAGATACCATCAACGCAAAGAACGCCTCAGGCTTTATCGAATGGGTTAAGGACTGGACGGACGGCATGAGCGGCAAAAGCGACCACGTTATAGACCGCGGTGTACAGAAGATACTTTCCCGCCAGACCTTGAACAGCCTGAATAATCTCAACAAGCGGGTACGTGCCAATAAGGTAATGGGCAATATCCGTACCATGATTGTGCAGGCATCAAACCTGCCTAACGCAATGAGCTATGTGACCAGCCCCAAAGCGTGGGCACAGGGCATACAGATGCTTGCGGATTATCATCACAATCCTGATTCCGAGATAGCCAAAGCAAGAGGACAATCTCAATTTATGGCCCAGCGCTACGGCAGCAACGCAATGGAGATTCTGGAAAGCGACGGGCTGAGCGCTAAGAAGCTCGCCGGCAAGGGCATGGAACTGCTTCAACACTGGGGTGATGAGCTTACATGGTTCTCTGCTTTTGCGCAGTATAACGAGAACCCACAGGCGGCCATGTCCGGCATGAAGCGCACCTATGACAACGCCATAGACTATGCGGACGACATAACCCGCCGAAGTGTGGCAGGCCGAGGCGTAGGCGAAGGCGCACTGGTTAATAATTCAAAGGTGGTCAATCTGATTGCCCCGTTCCAGACCGAAATACTCAACCAATGGAATACATTTTTTGAGCACGTGAAGGATCTGAAAGTGAGCCCGCAGGCGCGAGCACGTGCCGCTGCCGGCCTCGCGATGTACGAGGTCACGGCCTTTGCATTCAACACGTTAGCGCAGGCAGTGCTCGGTGACAAAGTCGTGGGCTTAGATTTTATAGGCGCTCTGGTAGATACCATAACGAACGCCATAAATGACGATGACGAGGACGAAGAAAAGGACGCCCTTGATTATGCCAAGGAACTGGGGCAGGCTTCTCTCGGAACTGTAGTGGACGCTGCTCCGTTTATAAACATAATCACCAGTTTCATGGGCGACGAAACCAGTAAAAATTTATTCGGCGAACATTCGCCTACCCGTTACGGCACCGGCAACATAGGCATACGGGCTGCGGCTGATGCCATGATGTGGGGCAAGGATACCGTTGGAACTCTTATCGACATGGCAGGCGGTAAAGCTACGGCCAAAGACCTCGATTGGGAGGGCGGCCTTGATGCTGTCGGCAACTTCGTTACTCCATGGGGCGGCACACAGCTCGCGAGGACTGTCAAGGGCCTTGATACCTTCTTCCGGGGCGGCAAATACGACAAGAAGGGCAATCTGCAATACGCCGTGGCGCAGACACCTATCAATTTCCTGCGGGCTGCTACTTTAGGCCGCAGCGCGCTGCCGGAGCAAAAGGAATGGGTGGCGAAAGGATTTCCCACACTATCTCCCGAACAAACCAAAGCGTATGGCGAATTTAAAAAGGCGGGCGGCAACATAACCGCGTTTACGGACTTCAAGGCCAAGTATGATGAGCTCAAAAACAGCATCGGAGCGGACAACAGAGAGATAAGCAAACTTGCCGACGAGATAGAAGCGGCCAACCCCATGCTGTCAGAGGCTCAGGCTAAAGAGCGGGCGCAGAACCAGCTCGGCAAGAAATACCGCAACGCCGATAACGAATACCTTACCCTTGTTGCCGACAGCGACATGACGGACGAGCAGAAGCTTGCCGCCATGATGGCAATAGGAATGTCCGATGATGACATAAACAAGGTCAAGGGGCTTGTGAAAAACGGCGTTACCGTTGGCGAATACTTGAAGTACCAGAACCTTTACAGTTCTCGCGGGTCTACAAAGACCGAGGACAAAAACGCGCTCGTATCCGCGCTCATGGCCGATAAGACACTCTCCGAGAAGGATAAGACCATGCTTGCCAACAGGATAATTGAAGGCGATTGGGTGGTGGACTTCAGCAGCCAGGCGGCAAACGACATACTTACCCAGCACGGCAAGAGCAGTTATAACAAGTATCAGAAGGCCAAGACGGAAGCCGGGATATCCGCTGAAACGTATCTCAGCTACGCAAATAAGAGCGATAACTTCATAAGCGACTACGACCAGTACGGCACGAGCATAAGCTACAGCAAAAAGGCCAAAGTAGTCGATTACCTCGAAAAAATCGATGCAAGCGAGGAACAGAAAGAATATATGTTCCATGAACTGTTCGGCTATACTTCGAGCTATCAGGCCCGCTTTAAGAAGCTTAAAGAAATCGACGGCGTCTGGTGCTACGAGCACAACGGCGAATGGATAAGGCCTACTTACTAAAGGAGGGACACATGGCACTAACCGACAACAAAATAACCACGTGGACAAACCCGATAGTCAACGAAGCGGACCGCCCCCAGCGGTCCGCTGCTGACATGAAGGCGATATTCGACAGCAACAGTAACCAGCTCAAGAAAGCACTGAACGGCCTCATAGACGCGCTCACTCAATCCGGCGGCGGCGACATAGGGGCAAGCGTTGAGGGTATGGCTGGCAACAACGTGCAGGCCCTTATCGCGGAACTGAAGGGCTTGATAGACGCGGTAGAGGAATACACGGACAGCCTTAAAACGCCCAGCGGCGCCGCCAGCGTGGGCGCAGAGGTGAGCGGCATAACCGGCGACAACATAGCCGCCGTCCTCACCGCGCTGAAAACCCTCTGCGACAGGGTAGATACCACCGGCGACGGAGACCTGTTTTTAAAGAACGACGGCACTTATGGCCTGCCCACCGTGGGCAGCGCCGCAAACGGCCTTCCCATAGGCGGCAAGGCAGGGCAGTTCCTGAAGAAGGCCAGCTCCGTCAATTTCGCGGGATACTGGGGCGGCATTGTAGACGAGGCCCTTTCCGGCCTGCTGAAAGCCTCCAATGGTGAACTGGCGGCGGCGGAGGCAGGCGTTGACTACCAGCCCCCCCTTGTTTCCGGGACGGACTACCAGCCCCCCATACCCGCCGGGACTTACGCCACCCCGGACGATGTTTCCGGGGCCGTGTCGGGGCATAACAGCGCAGGCAACGCACATTCCGCGCTGTTCAGCAAAAAGCAGACCGCGCCCGCCCTCGCTTCCTCCCTCCCCGCCAGCGGCACAGCACTGACGGCAAACACCATATATAACGTATCCTCTCCTGTGGGTACATACGTGTTTACCCCTCCCGCTTCCGGCTGGGCGCACGGCACATTCAGCACGGCGGCCTCGGTTGCGGTGTCGTTTGTGAGCGGGGCGAACTATTTAGGCGAGGCCCCGGCAATAGAGGCAAGCAAAACCTACGAATTTGACGTATACAATGGTGTGTGGGCAGTGCAGGAGGTTGTGAGCGCATGATAGCTATGCTGCGAAGGAGGCTGATGGGCGGAAAAAAGCCAAAGGAATACACATTGACCGTGAAGTGGAATTCCGACCCTGTTAACTGGTTCAAAGTGATATGCGATGGTATACAATATGGTTATAGAGACGGAAATAAAACAATCAAAATCACAGAAGGATCAACGTTAGCTATATCTGCTAATCCGGTGAGTCACATACATTATATTTACTTTAATAATCAGCTTGTTAAGATGTATGATGCAGATGATGTCAAATCCTACACTTGGTATTTCCCTTATGCTATTACGGGAGATATTACCTTCACCTTTAGGACGGAATTCAGCACCAAGTACAGCTACATAAATTGGAAAATGTGAAAGGAATAAGTGCACTATGCGTAAAATAATTCTATCGGGGGGGGGCAGCCTCCGTAAAATAAAAAGCGCCTATGCGCTATGATACCCTTGCAGTTTGCCTTACGGCGTAGAATGATGATAAACAATAATAAAGTAATCTTTTCGTATACTGGCAACTGCGATATACAAGATAATTGTTTGAGATTATTATCATCGGGCACTTTGATATTTAATCATTCCACTGTATGCGATGTTTTTCTTGTTGGAGGTGGCGCTGGTGGTAGTGGAGGTGCTGCAAACACTGGCGGCTCATACAATTATTATTATGGCGGCCCCGGTGGTGGTGGGGGATATACGATTACTAAACTCCAAACTGATATAACTGGTAATTTAGATATTATCGTTACTATTGGCAATGGCGGCTACGGCGGCAATTATGATAATAGTGTTTGGGCAGATAACGGCCCCGGCGCAGGAGGTGCAGGAGGCCCAACATCATTCGGCGCATATTCTGCGTCTGGTGGCAAACCGGGTTCAGTTTATAGTGGTGGTAACGGTGGTTCTGGTGGTGCTTCCGGTTCTAAATATGCTAACGGTGGTATTGATGGTGGCAACGGTGGTAACGGTGGTAACACAGTTGGCATTGGACAAGGAACAACTACCCGTGCTTTTGCCGAAGCTAATGGAGCGTTATTCTCTGCTGGTGGTAATAGTGGCGTATCATCTCCCAGTGAGCGAGTGGCTAACACAGGTGACGGTGGTCACGGCGCGATGGGTCGGCACAAGGGAGGTGCGGGAGGTTCAGGTATAGTTATTCTGCGATTCCCGGAGGGAACAACAATCACACAGCAATAAAAGGAGTAATGTAATGCTAAATTCAAACTATGCTAAACTGGCGGGTGAGTATCCCGAATATTTACGCCTGCCGATTGAGTTGCAATCGCCGCTTATAATCAACGGTGTGACGCACCCCGCAGGGGCGCACCTCTCCACCAATGACGATGCGGCAATAAAGGAGCTGGGCTATAAGCCCGTGACCCGTTCCCCCATGCCCTCAAAGGAGGGCTTTTATTATACGGAGAACTGGACGGAAACCGACACGGCTATAGTGCAGGCGTGGGAGGAACACGAACAGCCCCCGGCTATCGACTATACCGAAGTCCTCGATATTATGACAGGAGAAAAAGCATGATAGTACGCACGGCAGAAGAAGCAAGAGTATGGCGGGCGCAACTTGAAAAAGCACTGCCC